CAATAAAATACTTAATAATCTAAAGAAATAGTAGAATGAACAAGATTGATCGGTATGCAGATATCGCATTATCAAATTTTGACATAATGAAATTAGTTAATAATAAAGCAAATTTAATATTATATCCTGATGTTCATAAATATAAAAATATTGATGATATTTTAGGAAAATATGGAAGCTGTTTTTTACTTTATGAATCTAAACCGTCTTGGGGCCATTGGACTGTATTAAATAAATTAAATCCTAATACTATTGAATTTTTTGATCCTTATGGAGGAGATGATGAAGGTTATCCTGATGAAACATTAAAACATATTGATGATAAATTTAAAAAAAAAACTAATCAAGACAAAAGATATTTATCTCATTTATTATATGATTCTGGTTACGATATTGATTATAATCAATATAAATTTCAAAAACATAAAAATGATATCAAAACATGTGGCCGACATTGTGCAGTAAGAACAATTTGTAAATGGATGTCTTTGGATGATTATTATAATTTTTTTAAACAAATGACTAAAGAATTAGGAATGACAAATGATGAATTTGTAACTTTTTTAACAATGTACATAAATAAATAAAATAAATATAATATATAGAATGTCATATCATACAATTGATAAACAAGCCAATAATGTTTACGTAAATATAGTTATAACTAATAATCCAACAAATGGACCTAGTCCACCAACTATTCCTAATAATTTTTCTTTAATTGAAGCTATGTATTCAGTAACAAATACATTAGAAATACTTCGTAAAGCAAGTGATTGGTTTGCTTCTATTATTAGATTTGTTGTTCCAGCCGGAACAGTTCCATTATTTATTATGCCTATAGTACCAAATCAATCAAATCCTAATTTAACACCAATGGTTATTGGTATCACAGTTAGTGGAACTGATTATCCAGTTAATGTAATTTATGTACCAAGTAATCCAACTATTCCTGCTCCAGTACAAAATTTAACTTATCAAGTTGTTTCACAATATTATTATGTTTATGCTTATCAGAATTTAATTGATGCATTTAATACTGCATTAGCAACTGCATATACACATGCTGGATCTCCTGGTGGCGCTGGTGCTCCTTATTTCTTTTATACATCATCTACTCAATTAATTTCTTTAGTATTACCAACAGCTTTTGTAGCAGCTGTTGGAACACCACAAGTATATATTAATAGTTATTCAAGAATTTATTTGGATGCTTTTAATTTTCAATCTATTGGAATTAATACTCCTACAGGAAAAGATAATATTTTTATTACGAATGATTTAAATCAAAATAATACTGCTCCTAATCCACCTTTTACAATTTCATCATATATTCTAACACAAGAATATGTATATATAAATTCTTGGTCGAGTTTAAGAAAAATAGTTGTAACATCATTAAGTTTACCAGTAAGATCTGAATATATTCCATCACAACAAGGAAATGGTAATCTTGGTCAAGATGTTTCTGCTACTTTACCCATTGTAACTGATTTTGTTCCAAATCTAGAATTTGCAGGACAAGAAAGATCAAATTTTTATTATTATCCTCAATCACAATATAGAATTATTGATATGTTATCAGATACACCATTAACAAAAATAGATTTATCATTTTATTGGGAAGATAAAGTTGGTAATTTATATCCAATTTTAATACCATCAGGACAACAAGTATCAGCCAAAATAGCTTTTGTTAAAAAATCTTTGTACGGAAGTCCGGGTAATCAATTATTATTAAAATAATATAATAATCTAATTTAATAAATTTTATTATTATATATTATATTATAGATGTCTCTAAATCTTACACCTTTGCAAACATATACAGTTAGATATCCTCCAACGGATATTAATTCACATAGAGAATTTGGTATATTGAAAGGAGGTTCAAATGTTGCTATACGTATAGGTACAACAACATCATTTTCTAATTCTAATGTTACTTTTTCCCTCCCCCCAGCGAACCCGGATACTATTTACGATAGGCGAATGTATATAAAATATTCTGTAGTTTTTACTTTTACTGGTACTGCACCAGCTGCACCAAATGGTAATCTTTTAGTTCCTGGATGTGATGCTCTTCGAGCATTTCCATTATCATCTGTTATGTCAAATGTTACATTAAAAATAAATAATACATCTAATTCAATTAATTTGAAAGATGGTATTCAAGCATTTTTAAGATATCATAATTATGGGAATATGAGACAGATAGAATATTCTGCAGCCCCATCAATGTTAGATTTTTTCCAACAATATTCTGATGGTTTTAATACAAATAGAAATTCTTTAGCCCAATATGGTGATGATTCTTTTGATTATTCGAGGGGAGGTTTTACTTATGATTCAATTTTACAAACTCCAAATTTATTAGGTGTTCCAGGACCTGCTTCTACAGTTATTCATGCAACAATTACTGAACCAATCTGGGTAAGCCCTCTACTTTTTGGATCAGATCAAGGTCCAGGTCTCATTGGTATTCAATCATTCGAATTGCAAATTCAATGGGGTGATTTAACAAGAATGTGGTCTCATGATGCTGTAAATGGTAATACTATTAGTAACATTGCAGTTGATATGGTTTCTGGTGGTACACCAGCTCTTTTAATTACACAAATTATTCCACAAGATTTACAAGTAATTCCAAAAAATTCTGTTTATTCTTATTTTGAAATGCAAAATTATTCTACCAATGTTGGTGTTCTTAATGCACATGGTGATCCATTTAGTTTAGATTTTACAACATTAGCAAGTAATAATGTACAACTTGGAAGTATTCCAAGAAAAGTTTATATATATGCAAGAAAACGTAATGCTGATCTTACATTTAATGATCCTGATGTATTTGCTGGAATTATTTCAATATCAATTAATTGGAATGGTAAAGATGGTCAATTAAGTTCAGCTTCACAAAATGATCTTTATAATATTTCAAAGAAAAATGGATGCAATCAAAGTTGGTCCGAATGGAAAGGTAATACTCAATTTATACAAACAAATCCAGCTACTGCAACACCACAACAATCATTTGTTGGTCTTACTGGATCAGTTTTATGTTTAAATTTCGGAGAAGATATTGGTCAAATCGGCCAAAGTGAACTAGTAATAGTTTGCTAAAAACAGCCAAATTGCGGGAAACTCCTTAGAACCTTTAGTACCAAAAGATAATTGGAAACGATTATCTAGAAGGACGAGTAATTTCGTATCCGGGTAATAAGCTAAAGGATTGGACAATCGCGCAGCTATGCCTAAACTCTCAATATCAAGGGAGCATGGTGAAAGTACAACGAGTATATGACTGTTGGGGATGAGAAGATTGATAATCTTCAATGATTCTCTTAAGATGTACTCTAGTCTTCATAGAGATATGAAGTAGATCGCTCGAATCTTATCAGTGCCCAGGGCAACTTGGAACATTTCAATTCCAAGTGACAAACATTCGTTTACAAAATTTAGCAAGAACTGCAATTAATTATGATTTATATTTATGGTTTATTAATGAAGGAACATTTAATGTATATGCTAATACTTCAATTTCTCAAATTGGTGTCGTATCTAAAATGGATGTATTAAATTCTCATAAAGCGCCAATGGTTAATTATCAAATGGTGAAAAATATTTATGGTGGAAATTTTTGGTCAGATCTTAAATCAATTGGATCTGATGTTTTAAGTGGTCTCAAACAAGGTTTTAAATTTGCTAAAGAAGATGTTTTACCTATAGCTAAAGAAGTAGCACCATATATTAAAGATATTGCTTTGTTAGGTTTAGGAGATGGTTGTGAAGACTGTCCAATGGGTCAAGGAGTATTAGTTGGTGGTCGTAGAGCCAGAAGAAGTAGATTGAGACGTTAATTATATTATTTATTTTATCAATAATTAATATAACTATGGAATATTCCGGATTACCTTTTGAAGATTTAATATCAGTTAAACCTAATACAAGCTATTCAAATGAAATAATGAAAGATGTTTATTTATTAACAGTTAAAAAAAATGAATCAAAATTAGTTGGATCATTTACTTTTAGAGTTAGTAAAAATCCATCAGATTTAGATATTCATGAAGATTATGTTGAATGTTGCACAAAAGAACAAGTAATTAATAAATTTATTCATCAATTACAATTAACTGTTTCAAATATTCTTAGACAACCAAATCATTATTTTATGGAATTTAAAGCTGGAATTGATAATAGATATGTAATAGATGTCGATAGTCCAAATTTAATATCAAATATTGATGTATTATTTGAACATAATTTATTAACACAAGATGATATGGATATTATAAATGATTTATTACATACTGAAAATTTTGGAGAATTTGAAAAAGAATCATTATCAGAATTTTTAAGATTATTATATACAATAAGATGGAATGCCAATGAAATTTTAGATGGATTTAAAATATTAAATGGAGGAAAATTTTTATCCCTTAAAGATGCTTTATTAGAACAGTCAGCTGTAAATTTAGAAATTATAGCATATGTTGATGGAAGATTTATTGAAGAAAGTAATTTTTTTGAATTATTACAAAAAGATATTAATGGAAATGTACATACAATAAATTCTCCTCAAGAAAGTTATGATGATTTTGAACATTTCTTTATTGATCAAGTTAAGCATTCAATTTATAAATTATATTATTCACCAATTGGATCAAATTATTTTAAAATGGCAAAAAGAATGTGGTCGCTAGCTAAATTTATAAAAGATGAAGCAATGATTAGAAGATTATTACCATTATTAACATCTGATTATGGAATTGTAAATCAAATAAAAACTGATATTGCTACAATAAATAAATTATTAGAAAAAAATTATAATGTTCCATTAGATTTAATAATGGAAGAATTATCAAAAATGAAAGGAAGATTATCAAATGTTCTTATTTTATCAAATGAATTTTTATTAGAATTTAATAATACAATAGATAATACAATGACATTAAATATTCCAGAATTAATTATTGAAAATTTAAAACCAATGGAAAAGAAGTTAAAAAATATTGTAAATATAGCAGCATTAACATTCTTAGAAAATAATAATTTAGCGCCCCCTCCTGAAAATTACATTCCATAAATAATAAATATATTGTATTATTATATAAAATGTATAATAGACATAAAAGACTATCTGAACCTGAACCGGAACCAGAACAAGAATTTGAAGAAGAATTTGAATCAGAGGAAGAAACAGAATCTGAAACGGAATCTGAAACAGAAACAGCATCAGAATCTTATACAGAATCTGAATCTGAAGAAGAATACTATGATAGTGAATAAATATAATATGTATTATATATGTATATTATATGGTATCAGCTATCCAAGCAGTATTATTTGATAGAGATAAATGGACAGTAAAAAATGCAAGATTATGGTTAGCTAATGAAGGAATTAGACCAATGAAAGCACCACATTATACAGAACATGAAATAAGATTTAGAATTAAAGATCCAAAAAAATTTAAAAGATTCAGAACTAAAACGGAACCACATGGAATAGATTTAGTAATTGGATTTTATTAAAAATATTATTTATTAATATAAATGTCCTTATCAAATATTACTAATGGTCCAAACAATGAAACTCTTTATTGTGAAACTTTAAATGCAGTTAATGTAAATACAACATCTGAAACAATAGTAAATTTAATAGTTCAAAATATATCATCACCATCAGGAGATAATTTAACATTAAAACAAGCAAATACAACTTCAGAAATAATTCTTTTTGATAATCAAACTTATTTAGGAACAAATCCTGTATCAACAGATGCATTTTTGAGAGTTTTATCAGATATTGATAATGGTGCTTCAATTAATGTAAATGATAGAGCTAATCAATATATTTCTTTTGATCATGCAGATACTCCAGCATGGGAAATTTCCGGAGCAAATTCAAATGCTGATTTAATGTTTCAAGATAAAGTTACACCAGTTACAGATGTTTTATATTTCAAACAAGGAGGTAATATTGGTATACAAAATAATAATCCAGCTACAGCATTAGATGTTAATGGTACTGTAAATGCATCTTCTTTAACAATGACAAATGCACAAAATGATTATGAACAATTTGTTCCAGGTATATATTTTGATACTACAATGGCAGGTTCAAGTGTTAGAAATGCAGAAGGTGATTATTTTTTTAATATTGCAGGAGATGGTTTAACTACATCTTTTTTATATACTTATTTACAACCACAAACTAGATCAACAACTAATAAAGGATTTCAATTAAATAGTATAACAGTAGCATATGAAGTATTAGGAGCAGTTTTATTGGCAAATGACATAAATATGTATTCAACACCTTTAGTAAATGGAGATGCAATTACTGGAAGTTTAATAGGATTATCGACACATAGTATTAATGGAAGTATTTCAACAAATTTAGTATATCAAAATATTACATTAGATACACCAGTTTTTCAAAGTCCAAATATTTTATTAAGTATTGAATTAACTATTAAACAAGGTGCTAGTGGAAATTTTAGACTTTATGGTGTTATGTTAAATTATTCAGCAAACTGGAATTAAATTCTTCATTATAATTATAATTATGTCATTATCAAATATTACTACAGGTCCAAATAATGAAATTTTATATTGTGCAAATATTAATACATTAAATCCAGCTACAAATTTTCAATCTTATTTAGATGTTTATACACATTTTCTTTCTTTTGATGATTATTCTGATATTTTATTTACACCAACTTTATTAGCATTTCAAGTAATTGGAGTAGCTACAACTACATTTTTTGCTAATATAGCACAACTATCAAGAACTTTACCAAATAAAGGTTATTTATTAGAATCAATACAAGTGATCTATCAAGTTCAAGGAGAAGCTTTATCATCAGCTTCTTTATCTATCAATATTTATGGTTTTTTTGATGGAGAACCATTACAAGATACTTCGGTACCTATGTCAGGTTCTTTAAATTTAAATATTTCAGGAAGTAATTTAAATGTTTCAACTTTAACAGTTAATAATCCAACATATTTAACAGAAAATCAAGCAATAAATATTGGTGTAACATTCGCTACACAAATAGGAACAACATTAAATTTTTTAGGAGCCATTTTAAATTTTAATCAAAATAGTTTATAATTTACGATTTACTCACGACTAATCAATGATTAGTCGTAACTTAATCGTGCTGAATTATAAAAAATATTATTTATAATTATAATGCAAAATCTTTTAGTACAACAAAGAATTAGAGATCTATTAGAAAAAAAAGCAAGTATGCTTGGTGGAGGTTTTATGGATTATGCTGATATGTATGGAATGGGTGAAGGTTTGCGTAAACGTCGACGTAGAGGTCCAACAGCATTTAATAGAAAAGTATCAGCATATATGAGAAAACATGGTGTTACACTAGGTGAAGCTGCTCATGCTTTACGTGGTTCTGGATCTGGAGAAGGTTATAGACGTAAACGAAGACGACCAGCAACCTATAGACGTAGAAGATACGGTCGTGGTGATGGAGTATATGCAGGAGTTTTAGTTGGTGGTAAAAAAAGATCTACAAGAGGTCTAAGTATTAGAGATCAATTAGAACTTGAAAAAAGAGAAGATATATTGAAAGATGAAATAGCAGATATTCAAGAAGAATTAACAGCTTGTGATCCTGAAGCATTTAAATCTTATAAATTTTCTTCTCCTGCTGAAAAAATTAGAGCTATGAGAGAATGTAATTTATTCCCAACACAAAGAAGTAAAATTCAGCGTGAAAGAGCTCTTTATAATATTGGACGTGAAAGAGCTCCTCATAATATTGGAAAAAAAAACGTGACCGAGATATAATACCCAAAAAAGAACTAATTACAATTCCAGAAAAAGAACTAATTACAATTCCACAAAAAGAACCAATTAGAATTCCAGAAAAAGAGATTATTAGAATACCACAAAAAGAACTCATTACAATACCTGACGAATTATTACAAAGAGTTTTTAATTTATCTAAACAAAAAATTGATAAAATGACAGAAAATGTGATAGATAAATTTTATAAAGAAAAAAGATTAGGTATGCCTATAAAAATATCTGAACAAATATTAGCTGAAATAATAGATGAAACTTTACGAGAAATAATAAATGAAATAATGGATGAATATTTAAGAAATTATGAAATAACCTTACCTGGAGAAATATATAATCAAATATTTAATGAACTTTTAGAAGAAACGCCTAATGAAGTATTAAATGAACTTTTTATGCAAATTTCTACAAAAATAGAAACATTTGAAGAAGAAATTAAAGAAAAACCTGAAGAAGAAATTAAAGAAAAACCTTTAGAACAAATTCCTAAAGAAGAAATTAAAGAAATACCTGAAGAAGAAGAAGAATTTTTACAAAATATAAGATTAATAGAAAAATTAAAAAATGATTATCATCAATTAATTTGTGATGAAGAAGATAATACTAAAGAATTACGAGAATTAACAAGAATAGAAAAAGATAATCAAACAACAATAGAAGAGATGAAACGAGGAATTATTGCTATAAATTTAGAAATAAAATTATTAGAAGAACAATTAACTTTAATAAGTAAACCAAAACAAATAAAAGAAAAAGAACGACAATTAAGAATAAAAGATAATATAAAAAAATTGTATAACGAAACAGTAATTCGTGGTGAAGATAATGCTAAAAAAATACAAAATGAATATGTAACAATAAGTATAGAACAAGAAAACATAAAAATAAAAATGAAAAATATAATTAATAAATTAAATGAATTAAATTATCAAGGTGCATTACCTCATCAATGTTTTAAAATTGTTGAAATATAATGCATTATATTAATTAACATTATATATAATATTAATTAAATATAATAATACATGCAAACATTAAAATTTTTTCAAGAAAATCAAATCAAAAATATTAATCCATTTTATAAATTATTATTAAAAGATATGCGTAGATTAAATAATTTTATTGATGATAATTTCTTAACATCAAAATGTTGCAATTGGAAAGGGAATCATATAAATAAAACAATATTTTTTTCATTCAAAAGATACAAACATAATGTTCGAAGATTATTATTTCAAAATTATGTAAGAGAATTAAAAGATAATGAAATCATTAAAACAACTTGTCATAATAAATTATGTTGTAATATCAATCATTATAAAATCATTTATTTGAAGAATAATTATCAATATTACATTCCTAAAAAGAAATTCATTGTAAAAATACAATCTACTAATAAAAATAATCCACTATATTTAGACTTTCAAAAATGAAATATATAGATTCTCAATAGAAATATAATAAAAATAATTACAATAATAATATATATAAATATAATAATAAATATATATATTATATAATAAAAAAAGAGTAAATTAATAAAATAGTATAAGTAGACAATAAAATAATAAAAAACTCTTTAGTATATATGAAAATGGTTAAGGTAATGATAGATTAGAGAGCTTTTTTATTTCCAGAAAAACAGTGTTTAAAAAAAGGGATTTCAAAATTAAGTCGATTCTTTAGAAACTATTTGAAATTTTAATTTTTTTTATTGAATTTTAATACTCTTTTTTTTATCATAGACTTATCATTTATTAAAATACTAAACGAGTATTTTGTTTTTGAGTACTTTGCTTATCTATTTTTATTCATTACTCTTTTTATTACGTTTAAAAAGAGTAAAAAAGAGTATAATATATAGTTATAAATGATTATTGGAAAATTTAATTCAAAAACAAGTAAAAAGACAAACACAAAGAATAATAAGAATGAATGTAAATATAAATTTAAACAAGGAACAAAAAAAGGAACTAAATGTAATAAACCATGTAGAGGAAATTATTGTAAAGATCATAATCCTAATAAGAAAAAATATATTGAACAATATTACAAAGATAAAAAATTAGATAATGTAAAGGAAAAAATAGAAAAAATTAAATCCAATAAAAATGGAAAATTACCAAGTTTAATCAAAGAACAAATAAAATTAAAAATAATAGAAGATGAAATTAGAATGATTAATAAAAAAATAATAGGAATTAAAATAGTTCAAGATCCTTCTTATGAAATTCCAATTAATCCAAAATATAAAAAAGAAATTGAATCTAAAACAGAAAATGATTATATTGATGATTATAAAAAATCATTAAATACAGATAAAACAATTAGTAAAATTAGAGAAAAAGAATATGAAACATATGTTAAAATTTGTGGAAAATCTGAAATAATGACAAAAGAAGAATATTGTAAAGTTATTCCACAATCATTAAAAGAATTTGTTAAAGAACAAAAAGAATTAGAATTAAAACATCCAAATAATAAAATGCATTATATTCCATTTAAAGGTAAAAATGGATCACAAATGCTTACAACATTTAGTAATAAAAAGAAAAAATTAAAAGAAAAATTAAATAATCAAAAACAATTCAATAAAGAATTAGAAAAAATTTATCAAGAAGTACATAAAATAAAAAATAAAAATTAAATATATTTATTAAATATATAATGCCAAAAATTGAAATTAATATAATTCCATCAGATGAAAAAAAAGATACAAAAAATAAAAGTGATGATGAAAGTGATAATGACAGTGATAATGAAAGTGATAATGAAGATTTAATGTCAAATATAAAAGAATTATTAAAACAAATTGATAAAGAATTATATCAAAAAAATTTAATACTTGCTGAAACAAGAAATGAAATAATAACAATAAAAAAAGCATATGAAATGATAGATTATGAAATAAATAAAACTACTCATAATTTAAATGATTTAAAATATGAAATTAATAGACTTCAGGATATAATAATGAAATTAAATATTTATGATAAAGGTATTAATGCAGAATTAGGAATTACACAATAAATATAAAATAAATATATTTATTTATTTTATGTATAGAATGTTAAAAATTACACCAGAAGAATTAATTAAAGGTAAAGAAAATTTAAAACAAGGATTTAATAAATATCAATTTATGGAATGTTATACATGTAAAAAACCATTAAGACATCTTCGTTATTTTTGTGATTGCTGTATTCATTATTTTTGCGGGAATTGTTATGATAAAGTTGGTGATTATAAATCTAAATATATATTTGGTCCAGAGAATATAGATTCTTGCCCTTGTTATTTTTTAAATGATGAACAAATAGAAGATTTAAAATGCATTGGAGGATTTAGAATGAAAGAAATAATTAATAATCCATTTAATATAACGATTAATGCCGGTATTGAAGAAATTTTAAATGAATATGATGAATCATTAAAGAAAGAAAATAATATCATAGAAATATAATATAGAATGATTCCATTTTGTAATATTTGCAACCGTTTATTTTGTAATACTAAATGTTTACCTGATCATTATAAATCACAAATTCATAAAGATAACTTGAGAAAATATAAATATAATGACCAAAGGATAAGCCAAGAATGTAAAATTAAAAATCGAATTAAAAATCACAACTAGAAGTTGTATTTGTGATTTTTAATATCAAATATAATATTATTATGTCTTCAGATGAAGAAATTGATTATGAAGATAAACCAGATATTGCAAAAGGATTTGATAGAGGAATTGATTTTAAAGATATGAAAAAAAAATTAATAGCTAATTATAATTTTATTGTTAAATTTATTGATGAATTAAATGAAGATGATAAATTTTATATTCGAACAAGAAAAAAATATCTACATCGTTTGATTTATAATTTAATTGCAATGATCCAATTAAGAAATGGATCAAGAATAGTTGAAGCATGTACAGCTTTACCATTATTTTTAAAAAATGGAATTGATAATAAAGTTATTGTTAAAATAGCTAAATCAAAATCAGTAAAATATAAAAATGGAGAACAATATGAAACAAAAGCCAGATATCGAAAAATAATATTTCCTTTTAAATGGATAACGTTAAAATTTAAAAAAGATATTGAATTTTACATAAAATTAATTGATGAAAGTAGATTAATGAAAAGAGTTTTAGATTATATGTTAAAATATTTTAATTGCAATACACATTCATTAAGATATGCATTTATTAATTTTATGCTTCATGATCAAAAAAAAGAAATGTCAATTGTAGCTAAAGCAGTCGGACATGTTAATGTTGATCAAATGGTTAGATATACCCAAACTAAAAATGTTGATAAATTAATGGATGAAGATATCTAAATTTAATAAAAATATATAAATTAATATATTTATTAATTTATATGAATCAACAACAACAAGAAGAATTATTATGCGATATGGATTTTTTACATCAAATGATAGAAGATATGAATGAAGAACAATTAAATTCATTAATAGAAGAAATTGAACAACAAAAATCTATTTTAAAAGTTTCAGAATTAAAGAAAGAAAAAATCAAAAAAGAATTGAAAGCTGAAAGAATAAAAATGAGAAAAGAAGAAAAAGATGAAAAATTAAAAATTAAAGAAAGATTGAAAGAATATGAAAAGAAAGAATTAGAAAAAATAGAAAAGAAATTAGATAAAATAGATCCACTTAGTGATGATGAAAAACCAAAATCAAAAAGAAAGAAAATATTAAAAGAATAATTATTCAATCATTAATTTTTGTATTTTAGTATTCATTTTAGAATATGCTTGACATACTTTTGTTTTCATATGTTGACTACGATTCCAACGAACAAACTCAGTCCCACAAATATGACATTTAATTCTATCAGTAGGTTTAGCTTTTTCTTCTTCAGATTTAGTTCGTCTACCTACTTTTGTTTTATATATTGCTTTTCCAATTGGTGATTTTTGTATATATTTGATAGTATTATTGTCGCATAACGCTAAATTCTTTCCTTCTTTAATTTCATCTTGTGATTTTTTGATATTATTCATTATTTTATAGTTAGAAAATAACTTTTAAAAAGTATTAAAATAACTTGTGATAGTTCGAAAACAACTTTTCGCCACATTGAAAAAAAATATTTTTATTATATTATATTATAATAAAAATGTTAAATTATGACAAAGGAAATGCAATAGCAGAAATAGTAGGAGGCAAAGATGATGGAGAAATTATTTATTTAGATACAGGAGAGAAAAAAGCATGTTGTTTAAAGTGTTCACAAAAATGTTTATTAAAAAAATGCTGTAGGAAATGTAAATTATGTAAATGTGTTTTAGAAGAACCAAATAATTGTCTTGAAATATTAGATGGTAAATTTCAACAAGTAATTGATGATACAAAAAGACAAGTATTTTATATTGTTGGAGAATCAGGATCAGGAAAAACAACTTATGCTGCAAAATTAGTTCAAGATTATTTAGAAGTATTTCCTGATAAAGAATTCTTTCTATTTTCGAGAAAACCAAGTGATGTAAATATTGATTGGATAAAACAAAAATATCCAAATAGAGTCCATAGAGTTACAATAGATCAATCATTAGTTGATGATCCAATTGATATTATTCAAGAATTGGATGATGGTGCGATAATATTATTTGATGATGTTTCAACAATACAAAATGATAAAATTAAAAATGCTGTATTTAAATTAGTTAATGATGCATTAGAAATTGGGCGTGATAGAAAAATTTATGTAATTGTAACAAATCATTTACCAAATCCTAACGAAAAATCATTTGGAAGAACTATTTTAAATGAAATGCAATCCTTAACATTTTTTCCACAAGGAGGAAATACATATCAAATAACATATACATTAAAAAAATATTTTGGTTATCCTCAAAAGAAAATAGATTCAATATTATCTTTACCGAATACAAGATTTATTACAATTATTAAAGGTTATCCACAAATTGTTTTAACTGAGCATATGTGTTGTGTTCCAAGTTAAAAATCACAAATAGACTTTTTACGTAAATCAATAAATATATTATTTTAATATAATATATTTATGATAAATGAAAAGAATGAAAAACAAAAAAAATATTATCTAATTCATAAAAAATATTATCAAGACTATCAAAAAAAATATAATAATGATCATAAAATTCAATGTTATTATTGTAATAAAAAATATTATTCAACGAATTATAAATCTCATTGTGAAACAAATAAACATAAAAATAATTATAAATATTTCAATAAAATACTTAATAATCTAAAGAAATAGTAGAATGAACAAGATTGATCGGTATGCAGATATCGCATTATCAAATTTTGACATAATGAAATTAGTTAATAATAAAGCAAATTTAATATTATATCC